AGACTCGGGGGTGTCTATACCCATCAAGCGAACCCTCTGTTTTTTTAGAACAGTACTGAACCCTAAATCGATGTCCACGTCTACCGTATCTCCGTCCACCACTTTAGAAATTTTTACATTATATTGATACATGTTCATATTTATGGTTTTATAAATTCTAAAGATTGACGGTCAAGACACTGTGGATAATATTTCTTTATAAATCTAAATTGTTCCATGGTCGGTTGTTTGTTATACTCTGAGATTAATCTTTCATTTATTGGGACACCCTGTACTGTACTGAACTCTGTGTCTGCTACGATAGGGAATGGATAATACTCTAGTAAGTGTGGGTAGTGTTCTTTAGTCATCCACAAATCATTTGGTTCTAGTGGTCTCTCCCCACTCTTTACATCTCTTATAAATTCTTTAGCAGACTTGGGTGTTAATGCATATGCATGGTGTCCGAGCATATGTGGAGTTTTCAGTTCACTCAGCCCGTTCTGTGGTATACTAGTATGGTCGACTTCTGACATCTTAATATATGATGGTCTACCGAAAGTAATACACTCCCATTCTTCTTGAGATAATGAAGGAAGTGCATCCACAAATAAAGCATCGTGTTCTAAAACAAGAATAGGTTCGTTGAGACAAACACAATGTTTCCATAATCTATAGTGGGATGCAAAACAAGCACCAACAGCATCGGGATTTGGATACTCATTGAATGTGTTATTGTTTCCATTACTCAATACTATTTTCCAATCGGATGGTTCCGTTGCAGTAAACTTTTGTACATCTACCATTCCATGTTCCAATGCACTGTATATAGTTCTATTAGAAGATTCGATAGAACGTATATTGTTCTTGAGTGTGATTACAAATGTCTTTAAAAAGTTTTTCATAACACCTTATAATCTACTGGCACGAAATTTTTAACATTAATACTTCTACCACTCTGTACAGTTGTAAATGTCTCCTCTACATCAAATGGGAATGGATAATACTCTTTCAACAATCCTTCTCCCATCATAGAAGGTGTCATCATCATATCTGCTGGATGCAACCACCTAAATTCGGGGTTTCTCATTCTATCTAGTATTTGTTTTGCACCTGTAGGACTCATCATGATTGCATGGTTACCAAGGAATGGTCTGTTCGTATCTGTCATGACGTTCAGTCCATCTTCCCACTCTATACTGTCTCCCAATTCTTTGTTCCAAGATGGTTTACCAAGACTGATAACCCCATCCACTTCTATATCAGGCAAGGGTGTAATCATTCTTGCATCGTGTTCTAGTATTAGAAAATCATCATCGACTTCAACACACGAATTCCACAATCTCATTTGAGATGCAAGACATGATAACACTCTTTCGGGTCTTGGTTCCATTTGTAAAATATTTGTGCTTATCTTTCTTCCAAGTATTCTTTCAATAATTTCATGTGGGTCATCGTCTGGCGTTGTAGCAGGAAAGAGTTGTGCAGTGACACCATGCAATGCACATGTGTTTGCACACGTAATAGCAGACTCCACACTCTCGTACAAGTCCATTATTGTTATGATATGGGTTCTCATGAAAAGAAACTATCCAAAGATGCAACAGGTTCTGTATGCCATCCGATACGTTCTGCAATATTTCTTAGAGGTTCTAAGAATGATTTGTTGAACTGCATGTCATAGTCTATGAATCTGTGTAAGTCAAACTCTTTTGGAAGTGTACCAACATAAGATATCACATTCTCATTGAACACATTTGGTAGTGTAAGATATGAGAAAAGAATCTTGTCACCTTCCTTGATTGTCTCGTAGCGTCTATCTAAATTCTTGTTCTTTAGGTGGTGATTGAATAGTAAAGCACCACGGACATGTATTGGTGTTCCCTTAGTGTAGATGGTGTTCATGTTACTATATTGACCAAGGTTGTTACAACCTCTAGGGAATGATACTTTCTCGGGTGGTAACTCTCTGAATTCTTTACGTGCAGTTTCTACGTAATCCCATAATTGTTCCTCATCACCTTGCATGACAATCTTAATCGCCTCTTCAAGACGTGTTCTTACCCATTGTGGTGTACTGGACTTTGCAGTCTCAATACCCATGAGTTTAAGTTTAGGTTTGGCAAACCTCACACCTTCCATGTCATGTACGTTAAGTATGTAGCGTTTCTTAGCAGTCCATATACCTCTGTCTGCAATCGCCTCACGTCCCATCTCCATCTTCTGTTGGAATGCATTCGTGTATTTTGCAAAGTCAATGAATCCTTTTTCTAGGATATTCTCTAGTTGAACTTCCGCTTTACATAAAAAATCAACAACCTCTTCTTTAGATGCATCGGGTAGTACTTGTTGTACCAATGCATCCATTGTGATATAGACTGAGTCTGTATCCATTGCGATAACATAATCTTTTTTAGTCTTTAAGACTTCGTTTAGATAATCATTGATGGTTTTCTCTGCCCACTTGATGACCAACTGACCCGACATAGTAATCGCCTCTGCGAGGTCGATAGAAAAGAATGCAAAATATTGATTAGCAAGAGCACCATAAGCAGAGTTGAGTGCAATCTTTCTGACCTGTTGATTGTTGTATGCATGTTTGATTTTTGTTTCTAATTCTTTACGTTGTACATTATCAGAAACAGTTTCAAGTTCTTTCTGATACCCAATCATCTTCTTCTTCCATGCCTTACGTTCATCATAGAACTTTTCCATAAGTTCGGGAAGGAATCCTTGTTTGTCTCTCTTAAACATTACTCCGTTTGGCGTAACAGTGTGTCCCAATCTATACACTTCATTTAGGTTACACTCTTTGTTTAACATTTTATCCACGTTGACATCCTGTCTCATACCATTCACCATCTTTTCGGGTGAGATGTTAAACTGCATAATCAAGTGAGGATATAGTGAATTTAAATCAAAAGACATGACCCAATTGTGACCACCAACCTGTGGTTCTTTTACATATGCACCAGCGATAGGTTTGATTTTGTCACCAGTTCTTCTTAATTGTTGTGGTGGTGTTTGTATCTTCTGTTCTTTTAAGAAGTTGTATATGATTGTTTCCCAATACTTAACCATACCAAATACATCTGCATAATTACACTTAGCATTGTATGCCATCGTCTCTGTAAGTTCGATGAATCCAAGTTTGTCATCCAGTTCTTCAACGAGAAGAACGTCCATCACATTATACTCCAAGAACTTTGGATAGTCCTGTTTGTATAGTGTATGTAATGACCCATGTTCTGAATAGTCTAGTTTCTTCTTACCTAGTTCTACCTCAGCAATGTGGTCTAGTTTGTATGATGCTTGATTGACGAATGTGTGTTTACGATATAGTTCGAGATAGTCAAGAACATTAACACCATAGAGTGTAAAAATCATTTGTTTTTGATAACCCATGGTGGTGAACTCTCTCACATCACTCATACCCCATGGAGATAACTTCTTGTGTTCTCCTTCGCCGAAGAGTCTATCAACTCTGTTGCAAATGTATGTAATATCGAATGAGTTTACATTCCAACCTGTGATGATATCAAAGTTTTCCGTTCTCCAATACTTCATGAACTCAGTCATGAGATGTGCTTCATCTCTACAAGGATAATACACATAATCTTTACCGTGATTCCAGTCACCTATTCCGAATACATGTGCTGGTTTACCAATCGGTTTGATTGTAATTGCGTTTATCTTTTCTTGGGCATATCTTGGGTCGGGGAATCCATCTTCACACTCACACTCAATATCAAGTACCGCTGCTTTGATGTTCTTTGAATCGAACTCTATGTCTCCATGGAATTTCTCTGCGATATATGTATAGATATATCTGTCATATCCATGGATTTCAAATCCAGCAGTCCCATCATATTTCTCACGGAACTTTCTTGCACCACCCATTGAGTTGAGTTCTACAACTTCAAGTGGTCTGTCATCTAGTGAACGAAACGGTGTCTCGCCTTTCTTAGATGGAATGTAGTGTTTGGGTCTGTAGTCAATCTTGTGCTTGACTTGTTTGTTACCTTGATATCCTCGAACGAGAATCTTGTCACGTGTACGACATACGTTTGTATAATAATCCATATGGTTATTATAACAGAAAGGTGTCTATTCTACAAGGGTCTTTTTAGATGGGTGTAGAAGTTCTTTTACCGATTTGAGTTTGTCCTGTGCATCAGCAAGTTTTTCAACTTCCATTTCCAATGCTTGAACGATGTCGGGGTGTTCGCCAATCCCTGTTGGGTTTGTTTGGTATACCATAGCGTTTGCAGTGTGAACTGCAACATCACCCTCTAGTTTCTTTTCTAATGCTCTTAATAAATCTGCCATTATTTTTCCTTAATATTACCTGTACTTTTCTTGTAGTTAATTTCTAAATTTGGTCTCACTTTGAATGTAGTAACTACAGCATGTAATGGTACCTTAAACGTATAGTCCATAGCATATGGATTCCAAGGTGCGAGTTCTACCTCTGCTCTACCTTCAGCATACGTAATGAGACACTCTTGTGCCTCTTGTATAACTATTTCCTTTTTCCATCGGTTCTTAGTGACATATCCAATGACAACCTCACCACCGATTAATTTTACTGCAAGGATTTCTCTAGTCACAGTTTCGAACCATTTGTTGGAGTTCTACTGACCTTCTTCCAACTTGTCCGAACCATTTAGAATCTTCCATTTCAACTGCAACCTTTTCCCAGTCACAAGCAACAACACCTTTCCACATGTTATTGAACTTACTGAATCTTGTTCCACCTAAGTTGAATGTCATGTTAACTAAAACGTGTTGAATGTCTTCGGGTAGTGCATAGAAATCTTCTCCACCTTTTGATTCAAATACATGAATGGTTTCTTCAACGTGTTTGTCGAAATCCATTTCATAGTATATGTCAACAGTTTCTTGACTTACTGGAGTTCCAGCAGGTTGTCCATGTTCTGCATCACCTTCTTTGATTAGATGTCCAACACCTAGTGTTAAATATCCTAGTGAATCAGCGTACACTTCGAGGACTTCTCCTTCGTGTCTCTTAATCTGCTCCTTCAATACTTCTTTGTTCATTATTCTCTTCCTTTGCGATTTGATGAGAGATGAGTTCCACAAGGATATCACCTATCAATTTATTTAATTCTTCGTTGGTATTTAGTTCATCTAAAGTTTTACCTTCGGGGACTACGTGAAATGTTCTTTCGAAATTTATGTTAGGTTTACCATCTTCGAATTCAACCTTACCATACGAATATATGGCGCCTTCATATTCTCCATGTAGAATTTTGATACCTGCTAATTCTGCCTTTTCATTGTCTACTACACAGTAAACATCATTGTCAAATAATGGTTGACTCATTCCTCTCTCCAATTGTATGTGGATTCACTACTGGTAGTGTCATATATGTTTGGGTGTGTCATCAAGGCACGTCTGTAAGGTGTCCATTTAATTCCTCTTCCCCATCCCATGGTATCAAACAATTCCTTCTTAGTTACTGATTTATGTTCCTTTACATACTCCACAAGTTCATCTACTTTAGGTGAACATACTGCTTTTGATAGAAGTGATTTAATTTCATCACACATCTTATCCATCTCTGTACTGTATAGTAGATGCGTTCTCAACCAATCTTGTGCTTGAGTTGCTTTATCATTTCTTAAATCGATATCGTCTAGATACTCATTGATTAGTTTGAGTGATTCATCATCTGTAGTAAAGAAGTCAGCGTCATCTTGTAATTCGTGATAGTAGGCACCCTCATAGAATATGTATGGACATCCATTCATCATTCCATCTGTAGCAGCAACACTCCAACCACCATACTTTTGTTTAGGTGCAAATCCCATGTAACACTCATTTAGTTTTTTGTAATATCCTTTCTTATCAAACTTTTCATTTGATAGATATGGTTTACTGAAACTACCATCAAACAATGGTGCCCAAACATTAAAGTCTTGTCTCTGTTCCCACAATGCATCCATCAAAGCAATAAACTCATCAAAGTGTTTGTACTTTTCACATCTATGATTGAATACTATAGTTCTTGTTGGGGTGTTATTCACACTGACAATATCATCTAAGTGTACACCCAAGTGTTGAACTTTTAGAATGTTGTCTAGTTTAGATACAGTATTCTCATTGAACGTATCTCTTGCTTGATTCAATACCATATCTTTCTGACATTGTGTATTGATATAACATCTATCGTACTCTAACAGACCTGTAGCATTCTGATTGAATGTACCTTTGTGCCAGGCAACTATATGGTCAAAGTCAAACCAATGCGAGTAACCAATAACCTTTGGTGTGTGGTGTGTCATGTTGTAAATTGTATTTACTAACTGGTGAGTATGTTCTGGCAAGTGTGACATGATGATATCAAAATCTTTATCATGACCCACTAGTCTCCTCACTGATTCTACATCAAAGTGTGCTCTCATTACTGGTGGATATGTGGGAACTGGTAGTAAATACTGTTCCGTATTATCGAATGTCAAGCCATCTATATGGGTTGGTGATATGATATGCCAGTAGAACGGTTCGTTCTGTGTTTCACGAATCATATTCTTTAACACTTGTACATAAGAATCTTGTTCTAAGTTCTTCTGCCATGTGATATTAGGATAGACTAATATCCTAATTGTCTTTTGATATGTCTTTTCTGTATAAAAATTATCTAGCATAATATATTGGAGCGGGACAACAGAATCGAACTGTTATCTAAGAGTTGGTAACCCCTCGTAATGACCGTTATACTAGTCCCGCTTTGTTCCTTAAATTGGTTGTGGAAAATGAATGTTGTCTATCTGTATAATATATTTCATGCATTCCTTTTCCAGTGAAATCTCCACCTATGTAGTCTTCTCCTACGAACCTCATATGAATCTCTGTAGACTGTATCAAGTCTAACAGACTCTGTTCAGTGTCATATGGTAGAATTTCATCTACGTATTTGACTGCTCTTAGTTGTATGTACCTTTCATATACTGATTGGCATGGTTGATTCTTTTCTTGTCTGTCGATTGAAGGGTCTGTTTGTAATCCCACAATTAGGTAGTCACAGTTCTCAGATGCTTCTTTTAACATTACAATATGACCAGCATGAAGAAGGTCAAATGCACCACATGTGAATCCTATTTTCATCTTATAATATCTATTTTGTTCATAGTGTTTTGATTCCACACTTCTAACTCTGTACGATTTCTTCCTTGTTTGATAACATTATCAAATCTTTTACTAGCATGTTTTGTCCACCATGCGAGGATACCATCCATCTCAAATCTATCAAAGTTTTCTGCTTTGATTAGTTTATCAGTCTTACCAAGCAATACATCTTTTGTATTACTGTATCCCCATTCTGACATGTAGAATCTTTTCTGTGTAGTTACACCACTTGCATTTTCAATTGCTTTACAGAAGTGGTCATATCCTATGGAGTCATGTTTCTTTAAATTCTGTTTTACTAGACTAACCATCTTAGTCTGCATTTTTAGTTTACGAGATGAAGCACCTTTGTGTATCAAGTCTTCTCCATCGTTTCTATCGGTGAACCAATCTCTTAGTTCAAAGTATAGTTCTTCGCCTAGTGTAAGTAAAAACTTACTCTGTGTATCACCCTTGTATCTTAAGAATGGTCTCATACCATCGTACATACTTGCACCTTTGATGTTACCATATAAAGATGTTGTTTCAAATAAACAGAACTCTGTGTTATATTTAGCGTTCAACATTCTACGTGTTTCGTGTGAACAACAGATAGCGGCAAGAAGTTTACCACCAAGATAATTATATCCAAATGGTTGTACAGGGACAATGTTGAATCCCATGATTGCACGTTTGTTGAATATATCTAAGTCGGGTGTAGAACCAAGGTAATCGTTTCTTGGTTTTGAATTGATTAGTGGTGAACCATATCTTATGAATCCCACTACAGTGTTTGTATTGGTCTCCTTAACTACGAGTTTCATAGTTTTGCCTGGCGATTCATCAGGCGAAAATGATGCAGTTTTTTCCAACATCGCATCAAATGTTTCATTTGGTATTGTTGTAACCTCAAAATTCATGTCTTGAGGATGCATGTCATAGTTTTGAAACATGTCATCCTCAAGACCGAATCCGAACAACGGAGCAGGTAAGTCCTTTACTCTTTCAATTTTCCTTGCACGAAAGTAATCGTCAATTCTTTTGAAGTCTGCAAAATAGTTAACGAGCTTGCTCGCTACCCATATGGTATCTTCCCTACTCAGTTCCATATTAAAGATTCTCTAATACGTTCTCGGGAGTTGATATTTCGTAAGGGTCACTATTGATGTTATCATCTTGACCTTCTTCAGTAAACATCTGTTCAATAACACCATCGTTTATAACCATGGCATATCTCCAACTTCTGATACCGAATCCTACGTTACCTTTTTCCACTGAGGCACCCATTGCTTGTGTGAATTCACCATTACCATCAGGCAGTGGATAAACTCTCTGTACGTCTTGTGCTTCGAACCAACTGTTCATAACAAAAGTATCGTTAACAGACAAACAATAAATCTCTTCAATGCCCTTCTCATCAAACTGTTCAAACATGGAATCAAATCCTGGCAGTTGTTGGTTGGAACATGTTGGAGTAAATGCGCCTGGCAATGCAAAAAGAATTACTCTTTTGCCCTCTAGTTGTTTAAGTGTATCCAAAGTTCTGAATTCACCATCGACTTGAATCGGAAGATTCACTTGAGGGATTTTATCACCTACATTTAACATAGTTTTCTCCTTTATATCGCTTCTACATAATATAGAAGATACACCCAGTATACAATATAAAGGGTGTATCGTAAAGAGGGTTTTTAAGAAATTTTGATTTCTTGAGGTTTGTCTTCCTCAGGCACAATTCTCTCTAAACTAACACTCAAAATACCATTCTTCATGTCTGCACCTTTAACGACAATGTCGTCTGCAAGTGTGAATGTTCTTTTGAATGAACGTGATGCGAGTCCTTTATGGACATACTCAAGTTCGTCTCCTTCCTCTTGTTTACCTTCGATTGAAAGAACTTCTTTCTCTTTTGAGATAGTAATATCTTTCTTGGTAAATCCAGCTACTGCAAGTTCGATAGAGAAGTTCTCTGCATCATGTTTTACAATATTGTAAGGTGGATAGTTAGAATTAGATTGCACATCTGCACGTTCTAATAGTTGAAGAGTTCTGTCGAACCCGATTGCGAATGGGAATTCTGTTGAAAATTTCCCGAAGACATCATTGAAATGTGTCATAGTTTTTCTCCTTTATTAAGCAAGTTAATGTTATGTAACCCCTAATGGGCATTACAATGGTATTTATAACACCATACTACTATTATATGGGTTTTTTCTAAAATTTCAAGGGGTTTTTATCTTTTTTTACAAGAGGTTTTAGCTCTATCGAGGACGTGGAGATTATTCACTATTATTATTGTCATAAAAGTATTCAAACCCATCATTGACTTACTTGTAAGTTGTTGAGTATCATAGTCATATAATAATGCTGGTGCAAGTATGATAAACTTTTTCTCAAACAAATCGTTTAAATCGGGACGTTCTCCGAATATTGGGTTTGCCTCCTTTACACAATCATATTTTAGTCCACGGTATGTGGTATAGATATCTGCTGCTTGTAGTCCTACAAATAAGACCCAATCGAGATTAGTTGGTGGTTCAGTTGGTGGGGGTATAAATGGTAACTTTTTCAGATTTACCTTTGACAAGGATTCTATCGACTTTAGTGAATGCTCTAGATGGACACTGTCTATATGTTTCTTCGCCCAGCAACACGTCCACCCCATCATAATTTCGTGTTTGTCCTTCGAGTCTAGCACCAAGGTTGACGGCATC